TGATTTGAGGAGTCTGGGAATTACTGGAAAGATTGCTGATCAACTTGTAAGTGAAATTAATATCACTGCGAATAAAAATACAGTTCCTTTTGATCCTGAGTCTCCCTTTGTTACCAGTGGATTAAGATTGGGTTCATCTGCTCTTACTACTAGAGGGTTTGATGAAAACGACTTTGTTGAAGTTGCTGATATCATTGCAAGTCGATTAAAAAATTATGAGCAAGATGGAAATAAAGAAGAATGTTTGGTAAGAGTATCTAAACTTTGTAAAAGTAATCCTCTCTACTAAATAAAATTGAATATCGTCGCCGCAGAGGGGCAACTGGCACAATCCAGTTGACGCCCCTCTTTTTTCTTGGTAGAATGTAAAAGATAAAATACTTGATTATGACAATTAAAATGGTACTCCTTAAAACAGGAGAAACCCTAATATCAGATACTAAAGAAGTTGTTCAGGAAGAGCAAGTTCGTGGTTATATGTTGACCCAACCTCAAGTTATCGAATCTCAAGAAAAAACTCTCTTGGTTGAGAGTGAAACTCAGAACAATAATTATGAGTTAGACGTATTTCTGCGACCTTGGATGATTCTTTCTAAGTCAAAGGAATTCGTTATTACTACTGATATTGTAGCAACTATTTGTGATCCTCTAGATAGTGTGCTAGAAATGTATAACAGTAAAATTAATCCTGTCCCATTATCCGAAACGGAGGTTGTAAATGGCTGAGAATATTAAATGTCTTTTAGTAGATATTGATAATGTTCTTATTAGTGAAGTTGAGGAAATTCCATCAGAAATTGGAGATCCCGACTGCAAGTTAATTAGACCATATCGATTTTACCCAGATAAAGAAATGGAACCTTGGGTTAAGGCTTCCAATCAAACTGAATACATGCTAAGATCTAGTGATATTCTAACTATCGCAGATCCAACTCCAGAAATCGTTGAAGCGTACTTGAAACTTACAGAATGAGATTTTACACGAACGTTCAGATGGTCGGGAATCACTTCTTAGTCCGTGGTTATGAAAATGGTCAACATTTCATGACCCGAGAGAAGTTTTACCCGACTCTTTTTGTTGAGTCAAAAGGAAAAACCAAATATAAGACCCTTGAAGGTGACTATGTTCAATCAATTGAACCTGGAACTGTTCGTGATTGTCGCGAGTTTATCAAACGATATGATGGCGTAGATAACTTTAAAATCTACGGAAACGACAGATACATTTATCAGTATATTTCTGAAAAGTATCCTGAGGAAGAGATTAAGTTTGATACTAATAAGATCAAGATCTCAACGATCGATATTGAGGTTAAAGCAGAAAACGGATTCCCTGATGTTGAATCTGCTGCAGAGGAAGTTCTTCTTATTACGGTGCAGGATTACACTACCAAACAGATCCGCACCTGGGGGCAAGGACCCTTCAATAACAAGCAACAGAATGTTATCTACAAGCAGTTTAGGACTGAGTATGAACTTCTGAATGACTTCATCAACTGGTGGATGATTGAAGATAACACTCCCGAAGTTGTTACTGGATGGAATAGTGAACTGTATGATATTCCATACTTAGTACGTCGTATCGATAGGATCTTGGGTGAGAAGTTGATGAAGCGTATTTCACCTTGGGGTTTGGTGACTGAACGTGAGACTATTATTATGGGTCGTAAACATATTTCTTACGATGTTGGTGGTATTACACAACTTGATTACCTAAATCTTTATAAGAAGTTCACTTATAAGGCGCAGGAATCCTATCGTCTGGATTACATTGCGAGCGTGGAACTTGGACAAAAGAAACTTGATCACTCTGAGTTTGATACATTCAAAGATTTCTATACTAATGGGTGGCAAAAGTTTGTAGAATATAACATCATTGACGTGGAACTTGTTGACCGTATGGAAGACAAGATGAAACTGATTGAACTAGCAATCGTTATGGCATATGATGCTAAAGCAAATTATGCTGATGTGTTCTCTCAGGTTCGTATGTGGGATACGATTATCTACAATTACCTTAAAAAGAGGAACATTGTAATCCCTCCCATCGTTCGTTCTGATAAAGACTCTAAGTATGCAGGTGCATATGTTAAGGAACCGATTCCGGGAAAGTATGATTGGGTTGTGTCTTTTGACCTTAACTCTCTATATCCTCATCTTATTATGCAATACAACATCTCTCCAGAGACGTTACTTGAGGAGAGACACCCATCAGCTACAGTTGATAGAATCCTTAATCAAGAGATAAACTTTGAACTATACAGCGATAATGCTGTTTGTGCTAATGGTTCAATGTATCGAAAGGACAAGAGGGGATTTCTTCCAGAACTGATGGATAAGATCTATAAGGATCGAACCGTCTATAAAAAGAAGATGTTGCAGGCGAAACAACAGTATGAAAAGACTCCAACTAAAACACTTGAGAAGGAAATCGCCAGATGTAATAACATCCAAATGGCGCGTAAAATCCAACTCAACTCTGCTTATGGTGCTATTGGCAATCAATACTTTCGCTATTATAAACTTGCTAATGCTGAAGCAATCACCCTCTCAGGTCAAGTCTCAATCCGTTGGATTGAGAATAAGATGAATCAAAAGATCAATAAGATCTTGAAAACAAATGATGTTGATTATGTTATTGCTTCTGATACCGATTCCATTTATCTTAACTTGGGTCCTCTGGTTGAAAATGTATACCAGGGAAGAGAGAAAACTACTGAAGGCATTGTCACGTTCCTTAATAAGGTCTGTGAGATGGAACTTGAAAAGTATATTGACCGTTGCTACGAAGAACTGGCAACGTATGTGAATGCTTATGACCAGAAGATGCAGATGAAGCGGGAGAACATTGCTGAACGTGGTATCTGGACCGCTAAGAAGCGATACATTCTTAATGTATGGGATAGTGAAGGTGTTCGTTATGAAGAACCTAAACTGAAGATGATGGGCATTGAGGCAGTCAAATCCTCAACACCAGCACCCTGCCGCACAATGATTAAGGATGGTCTTAAACTTATGATGAGTGGCACTGAAGAAGATGTTATTAAGTACATTGACAAGTGTCGTACTGATTTTAAGAAACTTCCTCCTGAAGAAATTGCCTTCCCCAGATCGGTCTCAGATGTGGTAAAATACCGTTCTTACTCGTCAATCTACACAAAAGGAACTCCGATTCATTGTCGGGGTGCTCTTCTCTTTAATCATTATATCAAGGAGAAGAATTTGACGAATAAATATTCACTCATCAATAACGGGGAAAAAATTAAATTCCTGTATTTGAAGAAACCCAATATTATTCGGGAGAATGTTATCTCATTCATCCAGGACTTTCCACGCGAACTTGACCTTGACAAATACATTGATTATGATCTACAATTTGAAAAGAGTTTTGTCGAACCTCTCAAGTCAATCCTAGATGCAATTGGGTGGAATGTAGAAAAAACTGTAAACTTGGAATTATTTTTCGGTTAAATGGACCTACCTATTAGCGACAAAGAACTTGCAACTATTGTAAGTGCTCTTCTTCTTGGAGGAGATACTTCTTTATATCAAAAACTCAAGAAGATTAAGGATATCCGTGATGCTAACCCAGGCGGACCTTACAAAAAAATTGCCCGTGAAGAATTTGGATTTGTAATGTAATGGATTTTTTAAAAGAGATTGTAAAAGAGATTGGGGATGAATACACAAAACTCGCATCCGATATTGACGACACTGAAAACTATGTGGACACGGGTTCTTACATCTTTAACGCATTGGTTTCAGGTAGTATATTTGGTGGTGTTTCTGGGAATAAGATTACTGCCATTGCTGGGGAGTCTTCTACTGGCAAGACTTTCTTTTCTCTCGCTGTCGTCAAAAACTTTCTTGATTCTAATCCTGACGGATATTGCCTTTATTTTGACACCGAGGCAGCAGTTAATAAATCTCTTCTCGAAAGTAGAGGAATTGATCTCTCACGTTTGGTCGTCGTTAATGTAGTAACTGTCGAAGAGTTTCGTCAAAAGGCACTGAAGGCAGTAGACATATACTTAAAAAAATCTGCAGAAGAACGCAGACCCTGTATGTTTGTGTTAGACTCTTTGGGAATGCTATCCACTGAGAAAGAGATCACTGATACGCTAAACGAAAAACAAGTTCGGGATATGACTAAATCTCAACTTATCAAAGGTGCGTTCAGAATGCTCACACTCAAGTTGGGTCAAGCAAACATTCCAATGATCGTTACTAATCATACTTACGATGTCATCGGTGCATATGTTCCAACCAAAGAGATGGGTGGCGGTTCTGGTCTTAAGTATGCGGCGTCCACGATTATTCACCTTAGTAAAAAAAAGGAGAAGGATGGAACAGAAGTCATTGGAAATCTTATCAAGGCAAAGACTGCTAAGTCGCGTTTAAGTAAGGAGAACCAAAATGTTACGGTGCGTCTTTATTACGATGAGCGTGGTCTTGATCGATATTATGGTCTTCTTGAACTCGGTGAGATTGGCGGACTTTGGAAAAATGTTGCTGGTAGATATGAAATAGATGGAAAGAAGGTTTATGCGAAAGCAATCCTGAAAGACCCTGACACATACTTCACCCCAGAGGTGATGGAAAAACTTGACACCATTGCAAAAGAAACCTATTCCTATGGAGCGAATTGAGACAACTATTCTGCGAAACCTTGTTTTCAATGAAGAGTACTCTCGCAAAGTAATTCCGTTTATTGAACCTGATTATTTTGAGCAGAGAACTGAAAAAATTATTTTTCAGGAGATTACTGAATTTATTGTAAAATATGGCAATGTTATTACTACAGAAGCATTGTCAATTGAGATGGAGGATCGTACAGATCTCTCTGAAACTGAAGTAAAAGAGTCTCGTGAAATTATTGCGGAACTTAATGATTCTCCTGCCGATAATAAATGGTTAGAAGATACCACTGAAAAGTGGTGTCGTGATCGTGCCATTTATTTGGCACTTATGGAATCTATCAGTATTGCTGATGGTGCTGATAAAGAAAAAAATCGCGATGCTATTCCTTCAATTTTGTCGGATGCACTTGCAGTTTCTTTTGACAACCATATTGGACACAACTACTTAGAGGATTATCAAGAACGATATGAGTCATATCATAGGAAAGAAGATCGTATTCCCTTTGATCTTGATTATTTCAATAAGATTACGAAGGGCGGTCTTCCTAATAAGACTCTTAATATCGCTCTTGCTGGGACAGGTGTCGGCAAGTCTTTGTTCATGTGCCATATGGCTAGCTCCATTCTCCTTAACGGAAGTAACGTGCTATACATTACAATGGAGATGTCAGAGGAAAAAATTGCTGAACGCATTGATGCAAACCTTTTGAATGTACCTATTCAGGACCTTTCTGATCTGCCTAGAACTTCATTTGAAAACAAAGTTACTACCTTAAGTAAAAAAACTCAAGGTCAACTTATAATTAAAGAGTATCCTACTGCGAGTGCTCATAGTGGACATTTTAAAGCACTTCTTAATGAACTTGCACTTAAGAAATCTTTTAAACCTGATGTTATATTTGTGGATTACCTCAATATTTGTGCCTCGTCGCGTTACAAAGGATCTGCCAATATTAATTCCTATACTCTTGTTAAGTCGATTGCAGAAGAACTTAGAGGATTGGCTGTCGAAGCCGAGGTCCCTATCGTATCTGCCACCCAGACCACTCGTTCTGGTTATGGTAGCTCTGACGTTGACCTTACTGACACTTCTGAGTCCTTTGGTCTCCCTGCTACTGCTGATCTTATGTTTGCCCTTATTAGCACTGAGGAACTCGAACAGTTGGGACAGATTATGGTAAAACAGTTGAAGAATCGTTATAACGACATTAATCTCTTTAAGAGATTTGTTGTTGGTATTGACCGTGCAAAGATGCGTTTGTATGATTGTGAGCAAACAGCACAAGAGGATATACTTGACTCTGGAAGAGAAGAGGAGTATAATCATGAGGACGAAAAGAAACCTAAAAAATCATTCGACGGATTTAAATTCTAATGAGTAAGCAAGTTGATTTCGAAAAGTATCAGAAGTTTGTAGATGCTGTTACTTCAGACCAATCTACAGATTTTGTTGCCCTTGCAGATCGTCTAGTTGAACTGGATGAAAAGGGTGCAAACATTGAACGCCTTCTAACCGCTGGTGTTGGTATCAATGCTGAAGGCGGAGAGTTCCTTGAAATTATCAAGAAACTTATCTTCCAAGGCAAACCTTGGGATGAAGCAAACAAGGAACATCTGTTTATCGAACTTGGTGATCTGATGTGGTATGTTGCCCAAGCGTGTATGGCACTTGGTGTTTCTCTTGATGAAGTTGTTGCTCGCAACGTAAAGAAACTTGAGAAGCGTTATCCTGGTGGACAGTTTGATGTATACTATTCCGAGAATAGAGAAGTTGGTGATCTTTGATAGAATCTATAATTAAAAATGAACTCTACATGGGGTACATCTTTGGTATTATGATTTTGGGTGGGTTCATTCGTGAATATCATGCACTTGAAGATGTGTACTCACTAATAAAAAGATATGTTAGTGATAATCGTCTTATTATTATTCTAACTTCATTTTTAGGTGGCGTACTTCCTATTCCAGGACGTGTGGCATTATCTGCACCACTTCTAGATGCTATCGCACCAGCAGAAAAGAAAAAACGTTCTTATTTTGGTGTAATTGATTATTTGTCTACCCATCATTATTATTGGTGGTCACCACTAGAGAAGACAGTTGTCTTACCTATGGCGGTGATGGGAGTATCCTATACGACATTTCTTGGATATACAATCGTTCCTCTTGTCATTACATTATCGTATACTTGGTGGTACATCTTTTCAAAGATTGATCCTGAAAGTGTTAATATTTTAGATAATGTTCGTGAGTTCAATTGGCGTCGTGCTCTTACAGGATGGGCACCACTGATTGCTACTATTATTCTTCTATTGAATACTGGTAAGGCAGGAGCACCGTTTTTCTTCCCTTGGTTCCTTGGGATGTCAATCTATTACTCTATTGTATTTAAAGATTGGAAGTGGGGTAAATGGTTGGATGGTAAGTTTGCTATCATTGCTACTATTGTTCTTGCATTTAGTGGTGTTGTTGGGCAAATAAAAGGTCCTGTGATGGAATACTTAAAAACAGCAACTCCTGAAATGTTAATTCCCGCTTCAATTGTTGCTATGGTTGCTGCTTGGATTATGGGTTCATCTGGTAAGTATGCTGGTATGACTTCTGCTCTGGTAGTAATCTTCGGTCCTCAATACTTGGTGTGGTTCCTTTGCACTGAATATTCTGGATATCTATTGTCACCTGCACATAAATGTTTGATGATTGGGCAACAATATTTTGGAACTCCTATTAGGAAATATTATAAAGTAATTGGTGGTCTGTGTGGCATACTTATTGGATATGCAGCGATTATAACTTTTGCAATCTAATGTACACGATTCTTAATTATGCTACAGCATTTTGGACTGTAGTTGTTATGAATTGTATTCAACCCGTTAATTGGCAATACTGTTATCGGGTTGATCAGTGGTTAGTTCCTGAACTTCACGAAGGATGGAAACTATACACTAAAGAAGTAGTCCCATATCAAAAAGAGAAGGACTATCTCAAGGGGTTATAGCTCAGTTGGTAGAGCGCCTGCTTTGCAAGCAGGATGTCAGCGGTTCGAGTCCGCTTAACTCCATATTTGTGCTATAGTGGGCACATAAATAATCGAAAACGCCAATGGCAGGTCA